TTTTGGATTTGTCCTCAAGAGTCTTGGAAAAATCTTTTGTTGATGTGTCCGCGGATTTTGTGCCGGTCTTGACTTTGTCAAGGACTTTCACCGTATCGGCAGCGGCAATGTTGTTGGCAATGTAGGTTTCGCGCAACCGATTAAATCGAGCCGCTTCGGCGTCAACCGCCTCGGTGACGTCTGTTGCCGTTTTCGTGTGGTCCTTTGTCAAGAAATTAAAAATCTTAAATTCATTCGTTGACTTAAAAATAGTTTCCGCAAGGTTTAAGAATGCAGCGCCCAGACCGCCCGTTGGACCCTCTGCCTTTTTGGTCTGAGTGACAAATTTGCTCAATTCGTTTGTGCCAATAGAAATGTTGGTTGCAAAATTAGCGAGCGGATGCAAGATCAACGAGCCAATTGATTCCTCAAGTTCTCCGACGGCGATGCTGAGTTTCTTGAATCCTCCAGACGCGCTATTCGCTGCCGATTGGCTCATCCCAGCAAACGATGTTTGGAGACCGACGAGCACCCCGTCAAGGTCTTTTGCTTTGACGGCGTTTGTGTCGAGGGGAACTCCTAATTTGCTGAGTGCTCCGAAATTGCCGTTGACCGCTTTAGACAAACTCATTGAAACGGTCGTGAGGTCCTTGCCCGTACCAGCAGAAATGTCAAGCGCCAAATTCATCAAGGTTTGGGCCTGAGTAACGTCCTTGGTTGCTCGAATTAGGAAACCAAGCGCCGGTCTCAATTCGTCATCGGCAACGGCGGCGCTCATTTGAGTTTTAGCAATAAAATCCTCGACCGATTTGATTTGGTTATCGGTCGCGTCGGTGTTTGCGCGGATAGTTTGCTCAAGCAGATTAACCGCTTTTTCGTCATCGGCGGCGGCCTTGACCATTCGCCCTAGTTCGGCCGTAACCGCGCCAATTGAAATTGCACTTTTTAGAGAGTTTTTGCCGATCCCAGCAATTGATTTGTTGGCGGCGTCTGCTCCGGTCTTGTTGTACTCGGTGAGAATGTCAACGATAATTGCCACGGGTTAGCCTCGCTTCAACAAACTTTTGTTGGTCTTTTGCTCGATAATTTTGACTTGAGTTTTGACGTAGGCGGTAAGTGCCGGGATATGAGATTCGGCACCGGGCCACATATAACGCGACGGTCCTTTTTTGCCTTGACGGTCGCCGTCCTTGTGCGGAACATCCACGCCCTCAAGGTTAGGAACAAACGTCTTTGATTTGCCCGAATTGCGCGAACCCGCCACGTCGTAGATTGCACCGGCGGCGTTGCTCTGGATAATTGAGAACATTGCGTAATTCTGACGGCTTGCCTTTTTCTTTTTCTTGCTCGGTCCGCCGGTCTTGAATCGAACTCCCGCTTTAACGCGAGAGAAATTCCAACGCGTTGAATCACCGCGGTCCTTAATCAAAACGCTATTTGCCATTGAATTGAGCGGGTTACCGTCTGGGTCGAGGTTGGTCAAGTATTGCCGGACCGCTTGAATAGCGGGTTTTGCCTCACGTCGGATATTAGCGTTGATTTGCTTGACCGTCTCGGGCTCAACCTTTTTGAGAATTGCGAGCGCCTCCGTGAGTCCGTGGACTTGTGCGGATGACTTGGCGCTCATTTTTTGTTCCGATCGATAATTGCTTGGTTGAGAGTGTTTGCAAGTGTCAACGGCATTTGGATGATTTCCGAATATGGAATCCCGTTAAGGATTAGTCCGGCAATGACTCCGTGGATACCGTCACGCCAAAAGGGAGACGTTCGACCTTGTACGAGATACCTTTCACCTCGTCTTTAAATTTTTCAATGTTCGTCACGCGGCCCAATTGCTTATGGGACAAATAAGCTAGAGTGACGAGATATTCCATTGAGAGGTTCTCGTCAATTGCCTTGATAATTGAAACGGTGTGCAACCGTTCAAACTCCAACAATGACGAAACCGTCAAACAAATTTCGTGTTCGCTGCCATCGACGAGCACCGTCGCGATAAACAACTCAAACATTAGACGATTGCTGAAGTGTAGAGGCCACCTTGAAACGAGATCGCTCCGGTAGAGGCAAGGTCGCCCACGGCGCCAGAAATCGGACTTAGTGAGGACATTAGAGTCGAACTTAGTGTGAGGGTCGGATTCGTCGCACCCACCGCCGCGGACGTGGGGCGCATCACCACATTTGTTGGAGTTCCGACAAGGGTGTTAAGCGTTGCCCAGACTTTAGAGGCCGCAAAATCTTGGTTGAACGTAATGGTTGCGGAGTTGTTTTGTATTCCACCAATAAACGAATGTCCGTTGGTGCTAGTTGCCGAAAACGCGGTTGATTCAACGGCGTCCACCGCTTGAACGAATTCAACCGAGACCACATACGAACTCAACTCAATTGCGTTGACCGAGCAGAAAATATCTTTATTAACGTAGATTGCCATTTGTTATTCCTTTTCCTTTTTGGGTTGTGTTGTCGGAGCAATATGCCCCGAGTTAATAAGAGCGTCAATTGAGCAACCGTCAAGTTCCTCGTCGGTGATTGAGTCTCCGATTGATTTGTTTGCGACCATATCGGTCAAGACTTTATAGGTTGACATTTTGCTCCTTAAGCGGGGTATCCGACCCAAGGGACGGTGATTTGGTAAGCGGGTAGTTCTTGCCCTCCGACGCTGTAGACGGTACTACTTGCCGAGGTTGCGCCGGTGGCATCGATGACGAGATCAACAAGATTGAGGAGTGCAATGAGGGCGTCCAAGTTGCCGGGTGGCGGCTGGACCGCCGTGACGATGAACTCCATTGAGATTTGAACGGGCGTTGAGCGCGTAATTGTTGGGGGGTCAATAATGACGCAACCCGGACGAATGTTTCGGGCATCCGACACAACGACCAAGGACGCATCCTCAAGAGTCTCGACAAGACGTTCACGCGCTTCATTGCATCGGCCCACTATGCGACCTGAGCACGGTTGCAACCCCAGAGGCGGAGGATTTGACCCATTGCGCCGGTTGGCGCGGGCGTTTGCATTACGTCAAAAGACTGAAACGAATCGAGCGAGCCGCGCTCCCGGTAGAGAGCTGCCGCGTACATCGTCGTCCCGAGTTTGACGTCGGAGCCACAAGTTGACACGGAATCCGTATAACCGGCGGCCGAACGGCGACGATACGCGACTTGGTTAGCCGCGTCGGTACACGCGGTAACAAACAATTCGTCATTGAGTGTTGCTGGGTCAATGCCGAGCCAATCCAAGACGTCTTGGTCGTCAATCCAAGTGACGGTGACGGAATAAACAATTGTCCCGGTCGCTGCTGACCGTGATACATCGTCGCCCACGTCTTGAAACAAAACTTGGTTTGGAATTGGAATTTCTGTGGCGTAGGTGTAATCACCTTGGCCGTCAACTCCCGTAAATAGATATTCTGGAATAGCGCGAACAAGTAAAGACGAGCCGTCAAACCCTCCACCAACTCCCGCAACGTTAATGAGGTCACCGACGTCGAGGTCGTGAGGCGTCAAGGTTTGCAGCACGGCGACATCATCTAGTCGCATTTTGTTTGTGACCGTATAAGTCGCCACGCTGGATTCCTTTTTGTCTCTCGGTCTTTAACTAGGCCTGAGGGATTTTCATAAATTGATTGGCATCAATCATTGTTGGCGCAAAATAACCGCGCCACGCAACATCGCGAGACAGAGTTGACGCTCCGGAGCCAATGTCGGCCACGATTGCGCCTTTCTGCTGTTCGTAGCAACGGAACGCACCGGTTGCGGCTGCTCCGACAATTGTTGTCTTGGCTGCAAAGTTTGTGTCGACTACCAGACGGAGCCCGAACACAATTGAGTCGCGAGACGCTGCGTTCATTGTGCCGAATGCGTTCATTGGCCCAACTTGTGGGAACAACGGACGGTCTGACGTGTCGCTCAAAGTTCCAAGTTGCGCGAAAACATCGCCAGACACAAAAAGATGATCTGGGAGATAGTTGCCATTGGTCAAAATGGTGCTTGCACACGCGTAGATTTTTTGGACCCAATCTGCCGGGTCTGCTGGTGCTACGTTGCCGGTCGTCTGAACCGTTCCGGTCAAGAGTGCATCCGCTGCAACGTCGTCGGTGAAAAGGGCATACTTTTTGCCCAAGTCCTCCAACAATGCGCCGAGGACCTCGGGGTCTGTCCAATCAATTGAAGCCTCGCTTAACTGAACATAGCCACCGTAAATTCCTTTTGTGACTTGGATATCGTCAACAACGAATTGTCCCGCGGTAATTGTCGCGTTCTGAGTCTCGGGTCCACCGATACTTGTATGAGTTGTGATTTTTGGAACGATAAAAATCTTTCCACCTTGAGGCATTGCTCGAGCGCCTACGGCATCCACG